CGTTCTGGATGGGTACGGGGGAACCTTCGACAATACGGTGGTACAGCAGACTTCGCTCGAAAACGAACAAGACGATTTCGTGCAGCTGGCCGGGGCGGACATGCCGCCTGTGTACAGCGTGAAACTTTCCTTCGACATCTGGTGGCAGGAGACATAGGCACATGAGCACCCCGCATGCCGGCTCGGGCACGACGTTTTCCTTCGGTGGCACCAACTTCACCGTCACCAACATCACGTACACGCTCACCGACGTGAATGCGGCGGACACGATCGACATCAGCCACCTTGGGCAGTCGGCGGGTTCTGCGGTGCTCACGCTCGACCGTCCTCTGACGGGTGCCGCGAACGACACGGGCCGCGAGGTGCAGATCGACTACATCGGCTCGTCTGTCATCAGCGACGGTGCCACTGGCACGCTGGCGATCACTGGCGGCATCAGCCTGTCGAAGGCTGCGACCGTCTCGAGCTCGTCGGTGACGCTCGCCGTGAACGACGTGATCCGGGGCTCGGCCACCTTCCGCGTGGCTCGCTAACGCACGGGAGGTTTTCCCGTGGCATCGTTCAGCACAGGCGTAGCCATCACCTGGGGAGGCTCTGCCTTCTCTGAGATTGTCGGCCTGGACTGGAACTATGGCGGCGGTGCCCCCAAGGGCCGCAGCGTCGTGTGGACCGATGACGCCGGCAGCGTCTCCGTTACCACGCTGGCGGGTGCCAACACGAGCACGGGCGAGTATGGCCTGCGGAAGCAGCTCGTGATCTCGGGCGGCGGGCAATCCTTGACGGTGCAGGCAGTATGGGAATCGCTGAGCGTGTCGAACGAAGTGAACGGCGTGACCCGTTACACCGTCACGTTCAAGATCCTGGACGGGTAAACCATGGCACTGACCAAAGAACAGATTCTGGCGGCGGACGATCTGGGCCTGCTCGAGCTCAAGGTGAAGGAGTGGGGCGGCTCTGTGTTTATTCGCGTCATGACCTGCGGCGAGCGCGACGCTTACGAGAACGAATGGGTGAAGAACAAGGAGCGTGGCGTCGAGAACTTCCGCACGAAGTTTCTGGCGAAGTGCCTCTGCGACGAGAAGGGCGAGCGGCTCTTCTCTGATGCCGAAGTCGATCAGCTGGCAAGAAAGTCTGCGAAGGTCATGGCTCGCGTGTGGGCCAAGGCCATGGAGCACAACGCTCTGACCGACCGAGACGTGGAGGAACTCGCAAAAAACTAGCCATCCGCCCGACGCGCGTATTTCTGTTTCGTCTGGCGGGTTATTTGAAAATGACGGTCCGACAGCTCTGCGAGCAGATGGATTCGCGGGAGTTTGCTGAGTGGGTTGCGATCCACAGGCACTACCACCCGCTTCCTGACGAGTGGAGGCAAACGGGCCTGATGGCCAGTGCGAGCCTTGCGCCGTACTGCCCGCGAGGGCGAACGCCGAAGGCAGAGGACTTCGTGCCTATCGCAAGGGCACCCCAGCACGATATGCAGATTGCGGAAACATTGGCACAGTTGGCGAAAGACTTGGGCGGTGAGTAATGGCGACCGTTATTGGCCTTGGCGTGCAGTTCAGCGCGAACGCCAGCGGTATGACCAAAGGTCTGTCGCAGGTCGATCGCCAGCTGCAGAACCTCGGCAAGCAGGCAGGCCAAGCCGCCAGGCTGTTTGACACGTTCGCATCGTCCAGCTCCGCAGCATCGGCAGCCCAGCAGCAGGTTGCCACTGACATTGCCTTCTTGGGCAGTGCCCTGCGGACCGGACAGCTGTCGGCGGAGCAATACGCCGCCGAGCTCCAAGCGATAGTTGGCAGTGCTCAGCAGCAGGCGGCTGCGTTTGCGGAAGGGGCGCGGATCACGGAGCAGGTGGCGACTGCCGAAGAGCGGCGGGCGGCTACGCTGGCGCGACTCGGAGAACTTCTGCAAGCAGGTGCCCTTAAGGAGGAGGCATACAGCCGTGCGGTGGCAGAAGCCAGCGGAGCGAACGCAGCCGCCGCAGCGGCCGAGCGGCAGCGTGCCGCCGACCAAGCGAGAGCGTCGCAAATTATCGAAGACAATTTGTCTGCCGAGGAGCGTGCCAGCCGAGACTATGCTGCGGCGATTGAAGAACTAAATAGGCTTCGGGCTCAAGGCCTACTGGGCGAGGCGGACTACGATGCCGGCGTTGAGCGAAATGCAGATGCCTTTGCCAAGGCGACTATTTCCGCCAATAAGTACAGCGCTTCAGTGGAAGCTGCAGCCCAAGCCGTCAGGCTTTTTGACACGTTTGCATCGTCCAGCGCTGCAGCCTCGGCTGCACAGCAGCAAGTCGCCACTGACATTGCCTTCCTCGGAAGTGCTCTCCGCACAGGCCAGCTCAATGCTGAGGAATTTGATTCCGAGCTTCGGAATATCACGGCAGCCGCCCAAGAGCAAGCTGCCGCTTTCGCCGAGTCGGCGCGCCTAAACGAGGCAAACGTATCTGCGGAAGAGAGGCGTGCCGCCGTCGTTGCCAGGTTGAACCAACTGTACGACACGGCCGGGCTTTCCATCACGGCTTACAACGCCGAGATGATTAAGGCGACTGGCATAGCGGACCAGGCGGCGGCGTCGATGGCTGCGAGAAACGCAGATGTCGCAAGGGCCGAGAAAGAAGCGCTGGCAGCCTACGAGGCATCCCGGCGGCAGCGGCTAGAAGTGGAGCGAGCGGCCCAGCAGGAGGAAGCACGGTTCCTCGAGCGAGGTGCCCAGCTGCGAAGGTTGGCGATCACGCCAATCGAGGAATACGACAGGGCTGTTCTTGAATTGCTGTCTCACAAGCAGGCCGAGACGATCAACGACGAGCAATTTCAACGACTGCTTGAACAAGAGACGCAGAAATTTATCCGCGCCGAGTCTGCCGCGAACAGCTACGACAGTGCAATTGAGGCCGCAGGGGATGGCGGATCACTCAAGTTCAACGAGCTCTCTGGCGTGCTGGCGGCTCTCCCTGGCCCGATCGGCAACGTGGCTGGCCGGCTCTCTGGCCTCACGTCGGCCGGCGAAGGACTGGGCCGTGTGTTCTCTGGCGGGATCGGCGAGGGATTGTCGAACGTCGGAGCCTCCGTTGCCGGGCTCGTTAATCCGTTCACGGCGGGGCTGGCTGCGGTCGCGGCGTTTGGAGCCGGTGCTACTGCTGTTGCGAGTTCACTGGTTGCCCTGGAAGATCGCGTCGAGCGGCTCGGACGGCTCTCCAACCAGCTTGGAGTTTCGTTCGATTTCGTACAGGTGCTTGAGGAGGCTGGCAATCGGGCAGACGTTTCGATTGAGCAACTCAGCGGCTCCTTTGCAAGGCTTCAGAACACGCTGGCAGGTGGCGATGAAGAGAGCAAGAAAGCATCGGACGCCTTGCGTCAGTTGGGCGTGACGGTTGCCGAGTTCGGCGCTCTTTCAGAACAGCAGAGAATCGAACTGATTGGTGAGCGGCTGGCAATGATCGAGGACCCTGCCCAGCGATCGGCGGCAGCGATTGCGTTGTTTGGTCGCTCGGGCGTGCAACTATTGCCGTTCTTTAACGAGCTAGACGGTGCGGCCAATGACATCGAGCGGCTTGGGTCGTCGGTAAGCGATCTCGACCGGGCCAGGTTGGCAGAGTTTGGTTCTGGCATTGACGCTCTCGGGGTAGCGACTCGTGGGCTAGGACAAGAGTTGACGCTGCCATTTCTCGGCCTTGCTGAAGGAATCGCGCAAGGCACTGCTGATTTCCTCGGCGGTGTCAATGCGATTGCCAGTGCGATTGGCGACATTCTCGCGCCTGAGATGGATACGCTCGGCAATCTCTTTGAGGCTGTCGGCGCTGCCGCCCGCGTGGCCGCAGACATCATCGCCACTGCGTTCCGGATTGTGCAGCAAGTGCTGGAACCGATTGGCGGGAGCATCCTGCCATCGGTCGGCGCTGGCATTGCGTTGATAAACCGACAGATTTTAGTCGGTGCGGTGGCGAACTTGGCGCGGTTCTTCACGGCAGCGTCGGCTGCAGCAATTGCCTACGCAACGTCGGCAGGCACTGCGGCAGTGTCTACTGCTGCCCTAGGTGTTGCGATTCGCGGGGCAATCAACTCAACGGGCATCGGAGTTTTAGCCACCGGCTTCGGGCTTGCGGCAGGGGCGTTGCTTGAATGGGCTTTTTCGTCTGATAAGGCAACAAAGTCTATGGGTGGCGTTGCGTCTGCTGCGGAAACAGCAGCGGAATCTGCTGCTAGGCTCGCCCAAGAATTGGCCCGCGAGGACGCGCAAAACTTTGAAGACACTCAGCGTGCAATTGCAAGCGCTCAAGAAACCCTAAACGCAGCGGCAGACGACGCTATTCGATTTGGTGATGCTGGCATTCAGGCAGCCTTTGAGTTTCAGCAAGCTGTCCGTGAGCTGCAAGAGCAGGGACGTAAGGAAATCCTCAATGGCACTGCTCTCGCCCGCGAAGTCGAAAAGGCAAAAGCAGCCTATGACCGCCAAATCGACACGCTGAAGGAACTCGCCAAGGCGGAGGAGGATCGTGCTCGAGCCGCCGAGCGTGCCGCCGACGCCGCGATCCAAGCCGACCAGCGCCGCGCTGACTCCTTCATCCAGACGCAAAACCTTGGTGGCGAGGACCCTGCCACGAAGGCTGCAGAGGACTTGTTGGCCATCACGCGGCAGATCGACGAAACCGAGACTGCGATTGTCGAGGCCCGCGCCGCTGGCGATGCCCAGGCTGAGGCCGCTGCGATCAGGCGGCTGCAGGTTCTCGACCAGGCCCAGGCTGCCGCACAGCAGACTGTAGACGTTGGCTTTTCGACGCAAGACGCACAGCGTGCAATCGACGACGTTCGCAGCCAGCTCGATGACACGTTCACGTTCGACAATTTCCAGGTTGCACCCGAGGCGTTCAGCGCTGCACAAGAGCAGCTGGCCCAGCTTGAGCAAGACCTGCTATCCGATGCCATCGACCCCGAGACGTTTGAGCAGGCAGCCGACGCAATTCGCTCTGGCTTTGAGGATGCTCTGGCCACAGCACAAGAGATCGCCCAGCTGAACGAGCGGTACGCCGAGCAGGCTGCCGAGATTGAGCGTGAGCGGCTTGCCAACCTTGCGAGAACAGGGCCGACCACTGTGCAGGCGTCAGACCTGCGGACGAGCGAAGGTGCTAACCAGTTCCTGCGTATGGCCACTGGCCAGCAAGACCCGGCCATCGAGGAATACCGCAAGCAGTTGTCCAAGCTCGATGAGATCAGGCGTGAGATCGCCAAGGTTGGCGGCACTGTAGAAATCGTGGGGGCGTAGCCGTGGCCATCATCGGATACCGTGAAGTTCTCCCCCGCACGTTCTCGCACAAGTTTGGCGAGAGCCCCACGGCAGAACGTAAGTTCGTCGTGACCACGGACGCGCCGGAAGCGCACCAGACGCTGCTGAACACCGTGGGCATCTTCCATGGCGCGGTGCATCCAGAGTTTGCCTACCTGCTGTGCACTGAAGGCAGCGTCACCGAGACGGACAGGCAGCACGCAGAAATCTCGTACCGCTACGAAGTGCCGCAGTCTGGCAGCCAAGACAATCAGCCGAATCCGCTGGCCCGCAAAGACGTGTGGAGCTTCAGCACAGGTGGCGCTGCCGTCCCTGCAACTGTGTACTACGAAGGCAGCGACAATTTGACACGTAAGCCGCTGATAAACACGGCCGGTGATTTCCTTGAGTCAGCCATGACGGAAGAGGCTGAAGTGCGGTGCAGCATCAGCGGAAATCGGTCCACGTTTCCGGTTGACGTGGCAGCTTCGGTCACTAACTGCGTCAACTCAGATTTTTTTATGGGTGCAGAACCTCACAAATGGAAGTGCCAGGGAATCAGTGGCCAGCAGCAAGTTGAGGTAGTAAACGGCACTGAAATTAAATATTGGAGCGTGACGGCGGAGCTTGTGTACCGGCAGAGCGGATGGAATCTGCCGTTGCTCAATGTCGGCTGGAACTACATAAGCCAGGCCGGCACTGGCAGCGCGAAGAAAAAGCGCTGCTTCGTCTTTGACGAAAACGACGAAAAGGTGGCCTCTGCCAACGTCATGGCGCTCAACGACGATGGCAGCATCCGCTTCAATACCGATTTCACGGGCTCGGGTGCCCCGACGATTTTGAACCGTCGCGTACACCCAGCAGTTGCATTTGCCCCACTATTCGGAACGATGCCGCAATAATGCCACTCTCAATAACAACCCGGCAAAGCTACCGGCTAAAGGTGGAGATTTGCAACGAAACTGCAATCCCGTCCTTGTTCTGCGTGTTGCGCCCGCTTTCAAGCCGGGCTGCGGAATTTGACGTAGGCGAAGGCCTGCCGGGATCCTTTCCGCCGATTGTCCCTCCGGCGACTGCACTTCTGCTTAGTAATCTCGCTGAGCCGTTTTTGACAACGCGCGATGCGTCGCTAGGCACCGTAAACCTTCGCAAGTCGCTGCGTGTTGGCGCTGGTGCGCCGCTGTGCCAGCAGGCAATCGGTGGCGGCACCGTTGTGCTGCGCAGTTACGAGCAGGTGTACGCGTCTGCCGCCGCGTCTGGCGGCAAGTCTGTTATCACTGCCGAGTTCAGCCAAGGCGTTTCATTTTCTCAAGCTCAAAGTAGTTCAGGACTTGGCTTTGCCATACCCCAGGACTGCGTTTTTGGGAACTCTCCAAGCCTGTATGAAGTCGTCATCTTTTCGGGCTCGTCTAGCACTCCACGTATTTGGTTTTCCGATTTCCTCAGCGTCCAGCCTCAAGGCACGGCAGCTGAAGATCCCTCAAGAAAAACTTCGAATTGCGGAGTGTTGTTTAGCGTTGCGGGA